AAGGTTGTACATACGATGGTTTGGACTTAATGTTTTGAACACCACTAAGTTACTAAAAATCAGCGATATGTGCAACTTTTTACTCATATTTATCAACTTAAATTAATTCCGCCAACGGGTATACTATTGTCTTTTACCCCACTTAATAGCGTTGTAAATGGCGTTTCTAAACATTCTTCTTTCCTCATCATTTTCAAGGAAGGTTGCTAATCTAGCTTGCTTAATAGCAAACAATAAATCTTTGTCTTCTTTAATTTCCATATCTACTTTCTTAATGATTTACCTGTGAAAGGAACAAACTTAGTGATGGCTTTTAGTCTATCTATAGTTCGTTCTCCATATTTTACTTCGAGTTCGTTTGCAGTTAAGTTGGTGGTAATGATGAGAAGTTTTCCCTTTTGCTCTGCTGCATCACATAACTCAGAGAATGTACATCGTACATTACCATAAACCTTCGAAACCTCCTCTGTGCCAATATCATCAATATAAATGATGTGGAGTTTCAGAATCTCATCAATCTTTGTATTCAACTCCTGGGAAGTAAAGATACTGACGAGTTTTCTGCAAGAGTCTTGAAGGAGTAAAGGAAGTATATGCTTACCTATCAGTGTTTTTCCGAGACCACACCCACCTGTAATAAGAAGTCCCTTTCCTTTATTGTCTGTCATCCAATCAACGATAGGACGATAATTATTCTCTAACCATTTCGCATGAGGAACTTCCCCGCAGGTGTACTTATTAACGAAATAGTCTAAACCACCTCGTAGCCTTTGTTCGGCATTAGGTATTCTTATTCTCACCTTGTCTGCTAGAAACAAGTCTTCTCCTCTTTCGAACCTTTGAATAATTTGATTGAAATCTACATTCATAATTACCATCCTCCTTCGTTATAATCTTTGTTTTCCGAATTATGTAGAGCTGTGCCAGATTGCTTTGTTACGAAGTCTTTATTTCTTCTTGCCCAATTCTGTAGTCTTAGATTTAAATCCCATGTTTTCTCAGTCTCGCACCTCATCCTAGTTTTGGACTTATTCGTTTCAGACCAATAATCATAGAACTTTCTGATCATATCCTTGCCATAAGTAACAACATAAGGAACCAGCTCTTGATAGAATTTCTCCTTTCGCTTTTCGGTTGCTGCCGCAATCTCCTCTTTCGTTTTCTTAGGCTTATCTTCCTTAGATGCATCTTCTGTTGGTTTATCAACTTCTTCTTTTGGTTCATCTTTAGACTTATCAACATCAATAGCAAAATAGCTGTCGTAATTACAGATAGTGATGATGGAATATAATCTTTCCGAATTCACTTCTATTAGCTGCATTTTTATTAGCTTTGACAAACAAGTTCTAACCACTTGTTTTCCTGCACCAATAATATTGCTGAGTTTTCCAAGACTAGTTAAAAACTGTCCTCTATGCTCGACTATCCCATCATGCTTCACTTCTTTCTCTTTTGCATTGTTGAGCAAGTATAGAAAGAGGGAAAGCATTTCGGGTTTATCGAACCAATCCCAATCAAAGATGCTGCGAGGAAGTCTTATCCAATCTGCCATTGTTGTACAATAAAACCTCAACTTTCTTGTTTAGCTGCTTACGCAGGTGGAACCTAAACAATACTTATTGAGGTCTGAATATTTTTTATCCGAAAGTTCCACGTTTCAGAGATTTAATTTCTTCGGTGCAAAGATAATAAATTATTTAATGATTAAATAATATTACCGATAATATTATCATATATTAACTTTGATACCTTTGAGACTGCTAAGTTTCTTAACCTCAGCCGTATAGTGAACAATCATATCTTCTAGTTCGCTATTAGTAAAGTGACATGTAGAATGTGCCTTCACGTTTAGCAAATCAAATCTTTGCTGACCTATTTTCTGAATGAGGTTGCGCTGGTAGCCTATGAGGTGGTCCGCAGAGAAACGATTGCAAAATTTACATTCAGCATGGCAGTTATCTTCATTGAATCTAGTTGATATGTGGCGGCGACTATGGAAGTGACCGCAGTCCACATCTTCAAAGCACTTTATCTGCCCGCAGGATATACACCGAACATAACCATTAGCCATAACATCACGCAAACGGATATAAAGAGAGAATATCCGATCGAGCTTTTTAACCAAGTTAGGTTTGCTCTTAGAAGTAGTCTTTTTTACCTCTTTTTTTTTGGTTTGAGCCGCTTTTGGCTTGCGATTGAAATAGTATTTATTCATAACCATAGGACTCTTTAATACAGCTTATTTCCGTGATGGTATTCTCTGTTTTCGTTATAACGCATCTTCAAGTTGATGTGCTGAATGAGGTCGATTCCAAGTGCTTCTGCCCATTCAAATACGGAAGAAAGAATACTTTTATATAAGACGTAGAGCATTTCTGCCTTTACACTTATAGATGAGTTAAGGTTGCACGAAACAATAGTTCTAGTAACCTTGATGGCATTTTCTGTGAAGCTATGCTGTTTAGCATACTTAACCTCTGAGTCAAATGTGGAAAATCCGTCCTTTGCCTGAATATTACAAACGCCCATCAAATCAAAGATTCTAATGCAAATGTCTGCCAACTCGCTTTCTACTTTTCCCTCGATGGTATCAGAGTAGTATTTGTTGAACAAACCGCCACCATGGTCGTTGGCAAGTACAGTTTTAAGACCTTCTTTGTCAAGGTCGTCCATATAGTTTCCTTTGCGGTCAGCTTGTACGGCTTCTGCTACTTCTGTGCAAACCATCATCAACCAATGCGCATTAGACTTTTCTTCTTCATGCCATCCATGTTTGACAGCATTATCGTAGGCTTTTTCAACCCACTCATTAATCTGTTTTGCTTCAATTTTCATAATTCAAAAACTTACGTTAGTTAATTGTTTGCCTAGAGACTTGATACACCATCTTGATGAACCCTGCACCTCTAGGTCTATTCTTAAATCAGAGACTTTTCCGAAGGAACGGAAACTACCGCCAAGGTCGATTATCCATCCGTCTTTATCCTTGAAAGGTCTGATAGCTCGTCCCACCATCTGATAGTAGAGACTCAAAGACTTCGTTGGTCTTGCCAAGATAACCGTGTCAAGTGCAGGATAATCAAATCCTGTGGTGAGAACTCCAACGTTAGAGACAACCTTTATGGTGCCATCCTTGAACTTCTCCAAGATAGCTTCACGTTCTTTCTTTGGAGTCTCGCCTGTAACAATTGCAGAATTAATACCTTTCTGTTGCAGTTTTTCTGTCAATCTTTCCGCTTCTTCCGTGAATCGAGTGAAGACCAAAACTCCTTTTCTCGGTATTTTATTCTTTGGCTTCAATACACGTAGGGTAGTGGAAGTAAGCTGATCATAGAATCCGCTTCGTTCATATTCCAACTTTAGGGAGTTTTCATCAAAGTCGTTTCCTGTTGAGTTGGTATGCACATTAGACATATCTAGCTGAGTGCAATCGAAGTATCTCAAATCGGCAAGATAACCTTTTGCAAGCAATTCTGAAATCTGACAATAGTACAGAACCTCATCGAATATTCTTGGTCTAGTTCTCGTAAGGAACTTTAGCATCGAGGTGCCATTAAGCCCCCTTCCTAGTCGATATGGTGTTGCTGTTAAGCCGATAACCTGTCTATCCGCAGCTTCGAAGAAGGTTTTGTATTGTCCACCTTTAGCATTACAAAGATGGCATTCGTCAACCATTACGTACTTGAAGTGCTGAAAGTCTTTCATGTGGTTCATAACGCTTCCAATAGTAGCAAAGGTTATTCTGTTTATATCCTTGCAACCAACAGAAGCGGAATATACTCCACAATCAAAAACACCATAGCTTTGCAGTTTAGCGAAGTTTTGCTCTAGAATTTCCTTTGACGGACAAAAGATGAGTAGCGGACTATCCAGCTTACTTGCAATATCTGCGATTACAAGCGACTTACCTGCGCCCGTAGGCAAGATAAGAAGTCCATTCTTCTTAGTCTTGCCTGTGAACGCTCTAACGGCAGCATCACTTGCTTGTTTCTGATATGGTCTGAGTGTGTACATGATTACTCGTCTTCATCATTATCATCCTCATCATCGTCACCGAAAGGAAGGTCATTATCATCAGTCTGCTCCTCAGCCTTTGCTTTTGGTTTTTCTACTTCGGGGAACTCGATGCCGAAAACTTCCTTCATAGCCTGCTGATTGACATCTTCCTGGCTCCACAATCCGCTTCTATCCCATTTTGGGATTTTCTGAACCTTGCAAAGCTGGAACTTATCATCTACCCAAGCAAAGAAGAGGTAATGACCATTGAGAGCAATACGAGCGGTCTTAGTAGAAGGTAAGCGGAAATCCGTGATACCATTCTTAACTCTTGCTGCCAAATCACTGACTTCAAGAAGTGCTGATGCGTATGCTTCTTCGGCATTCTTCTTCATCGTCTTGATCTGAGCAAGAACGGTTTCCAACTCTTCCTTGCGCTTTGGCACATCATTCTCCTGCTTGATGCAGTACTCTTCACGGATAGCGTGAATCTCGAAATCATCATACTTGCGGTCAACAACCTCATTGTCTGGGAAGAGAGCATTGAACTTGTCATGCAAAACCTTGATAGGTTCGTCTGCACTCTTTGCACCTTCGCAAAGTACCAACACGTCCTTGAACATTTCTTTCTGAGCTTCGGTCAAACAAAACTCAATCTTCTCTGGTCTGTGACCATCCAAATCTGCTAACATAATATTTTCTGTTTTAAATTACATAAATTCTTTGCACTGCTCAATCTGCTGTTGAGCAAAAAATAACATTTCACCTTCATGAGGTGAAGGAAGGTAAAGCCCACACTGAGCACTACTATAATTTCTGAATCTTTCTATTGCAGTTGTCATTTCAGCCTTATCGAGTTCAGTACTACTTCTAATGTAGGTAATTTCCTGTCCCCTTCTATTAATTCGCTTTCTCTCGAATATATCCCTGTTGCATATCTTCTTAAAAATATCAAACTTAACTTCTTCGAGGGTAAAACCAAATTCTGAAGCAAAGTAACCTAACAGACAATGCAGGTAGCTATTCTGAGCCAAAGAACGTTGAGTGTTCTTTTTCTTCAGTTCAACGTATTCATTCTTCAGAACCATCTGATTACAGGCTTCCTTGAACTTCTTTCTGTCATAAACGTTCTTTAAATTATAGAGTGCCATAGTCTAAACTTTAAAATGGTAAGTCGTCATTATTACCTTGAATAGGGTCTCCGTTCGCATCTACGGCGGGAGGGAAATTAGAAGCTGATGCTGCTCTTGCAGACTCCATAGCTGCTTGTTGTGCGCTCATTTGCCCTGCACCTTGTGAATTGGTAGGCTGATTACCATTAACAGCTTGTGTCGGCTGATTTCCGCCCTGTTGCAGATTATAACGAGATTGATATTTCTCGATTTTATAACCTTGAACGTTAGTGAAGTATCTTACTTGCCCATCTTTCTCTGAGCGTGAACCATTCAAGGAGAATGATACCGTCACAATATCACCCATATTGAAGCCGTTCAGATCATCAACGTGATTGCCTGTAAACTCGAACTTTGGATAGTTTGCTCTCTCTATCTGCCCTGTGAACTGGTTACGATAGGAGCAATCCAAGACAAGTTCTCTTTTTTTGAAGACTTTGCCTTGATAGGGAATACTCTCCGTATTCCCTATATGCTGAATAATTCCACTAATCTGAAATGCCATTATTACTGAACATTAAAAGTGATACCATTGTCACGCATGAAGCGTTCCAAACATTCCATTGCCTCTTTTGTACCGGTACAAACGTAAGTACGTGTCTCGGTTGGAGTAGGAGATGCAACCGACTGTCCCATAGCGGCAGCGAAAGCATCCATGGCATCTTCTTCATTAGAAGACATCTTACCATTCTTCGGCTGCTCTTCCTGTTGCTCGGCTGCTTTGTTCTCCGCGACTTCCTTCTGAGGTGATGTTGGAGGTGTTGCAGTTTCTTTCTTACTAGGGGACACTGAGCTGGCACGCTGTTCTTTCAGCTTGTTTGCGTATGCGATAGTCTCCGGCAGATTGAGATTTTCCTTGTATCGGGCGGCAAGTGCATCGTAATCTTCTGCAAATAACTTCAAGGTTTCGAGGTCTTTCTTGATGTTATCAACCTTTTCTGTGATAGCTTTTTCGATAGACTTCATTGAAGTTGTCTTGTTGAGCCATTTTGCATCAAAGATGAGGTCAAATTTGATGCCGATGGTTTCTACTCCCAATTTCTCTGCAAGCTTTTCAATTTCTTCTTTCTTAGCTTTCTTGGTGCGATTTTCATCTTCTTTGATTACGCCATCAATGAGAGATACCGCATTCTTGATAAGCTTGCACGTATCGTTACAGGTTGTCTTGAACTCCTCAAAAGGCTTATTCCAAACCTTTTCAAGCTCCTTGCGCTTATCGTCAAGTGCTTTAGCTGCCTTGTTGAGTAAAGCCTTGTCTTCCTTGCACTTTGGAATATCATCGGTGCTATAGTTGCTGATGTCATACATAGGCAAAGCCTTTTCAACTCTAGCTTTAACCTCTTTGATATTCGTGGTAAGCTGACCGATAGTTTCTTTGCTTACCACCAGTTGCACATCTTTTTCTTGGAGTGCAACGATATTGGTGTTCTTTTCTTCTGCCATATTTAAACCAAATTGAATATTTTCTTGTCTGTTATCAAATCTCTGTTTTCTTGGATGAAACTAATCAATCCTTCGCAGTGTTGAGTGAGTAGAGGAATATCCCTTTCTGGGCTAAACGTATAACTCTCTGTGTAGTTTCTGTAATACGTTTTTCCGATTTCCGAGATATTGTATTCGAAGTCGTAAACATCACAACCATTCTTCATGAGGGCATAAGGATAGACCTTATGTTGCCAGTGTCTCTTGTAATTGCCAACCGCATACTGACGTGTTGTTTTCAGATCATGAGTGCAGAACGGCATAAGGTAATCAATATACCCATACAGCATTACTTTACCATACATGGTAGGCAAGACTGCTTGTATATAAACCTGTGGCAAAGCTCCCTTATAGTAGGCTGCATAATGTCGGACTAGCTGAATAGGGAAGTAGAAACTTCTGCCGTTCAGCTTTGCTTCAACACCGATAGGTACTCGCTTATTGTATGGTTTAACCTCTCCTTCGCCAACATAGTGGTAATCTTCAACATCTTGGAAAATAGTGTGGATATCCATATTCTCCGAATTACGATGAAGGACCATACAATCAATAACCTCGTTGAATGCTGTGCCTTTGTCAGCAGCTTCACTATCGAATGGTACTCGATTTATCTTATCAATTAACGACTGGAATTGTATCTTCTTGAACTCTTCTGGAGTATGGGGTGGATTTTCAGACCATCCCCAATACTTACTCCAAATGATGTCACTATCAAGGTAGTTCTGATACGCATCCAAAAGCGTTGCATAGAACCTAAACTTGACTACTTCCATAGCTTATGCTGCTTGTGGGTCCTCGTATTGCTTGGTCTCCTTATTGTAAACCAACTTCAAAGCACTTACCTTCTCGGTGAACAGACTTCTTGCATGAAGAATGATGGAGTTACCCAAGTTTGCATAATCTTTGATGTGCTCGATGAAATGGTTTGCCCCTCTTGCGTCAGTAATCAACTGAACACTCTCCTTAATCTCTTCAAGAGCCTTATTGTACTCCTTGACCTTTTCTTCTTTCTGAGCTATCATAGACTGATAACGTGAGAGAATCTGAGTAGCGATGAAGTTATTAGGAGCGGTTGGCTGTCCGTTTGCATCAAGAATAACCGGAATCTGCATACAACCAGGAAGCTGACAGGTATTCTTGCCATCGTTACGACTTGTAGGGTCAAAAGTGATGGTTCTGATTTGCTGTCCATTCTCACTTCTCATTTCGAGATAGCCAAGCAAGTCCAAATCAGTAACGATGTTATTGTAGTTCTTCTCACGAAGTGCAGGGATATACACTGTACTTTCACCTTCCTTGCGTGTGTCACGATGTGCAACAAAGACGATATTCTTGTTAAGCTGTGACAAAGATGAGGTGAACCATTTGAAGTCGTTATTGATGGTACCCCAATCCTGTATCTGAGGGTTGCGACCATTGCATCTGTAGGCGATGATGAAGTCAATCATCTTTCCAATCGTATCTACAACGATAGTATCGAACTCCTCCAAATCCTTCTTGTTGTAGTTGAGCAAGTTGAGGATATCTTGCCAACTAGAAACCTGTACAATACCGACATTATCGTCCAAATGTGCGGTATTAACACGTTTGACACCATTATCAAAGTCAAGCAACAGAGGCTTAGGTGCTGAGAGGGCGAAAGTTGTCTTACCCATACCTGCCTGTCCGTAAACCATCATTTTAACGTTTTTCTGAATAGCAATTTCATTGCTTCTTTTAATCATACTCATTGCTCTTAGTGCTTTTAATTGTTAAAAAATCCATTATCTTTAGCTAGCTTTACAAACTCGCCCTTATCGTGAACACCTAACTTGCAGTAAGCAGATCTGACATGCTGTTTTACTGTGTTTGGAGAGAGGCAAAGCTTGTCACCAACTTCTTCTTTTGTGAAACCTTGATAGATAAGGTTCATTACCCTTTCTTCGGCAGGTGAGAGTTTGGAGTTAAACTTTGGGCTGCAAATAATGCCTTCGTTCTTACATTCTCCCCGCAGTGGGCATTCAACCTTTTCAAAGTTAAGCCTGCCGAGATTATCAATATCATAGGTGGTTGTATCAAGCTTTCCGAAGTTACATTTACAGAATCTTCTGACTATCAAGAACTGATAATAAGGAACATTCATTGCACTCTTTTGATACTCCTTAGATAAAGCCTTGTAGGCTTCGGGGTATCTTTCTCGGATAGCATCTATCATTTTCTTAATGACTTCTGTATCTTTTTCCGAGAGAGCTTGATTTTCGGTACCATCCTTAATGAACCAAAGTTCATCATCAAACATATAAAACTCTACTGCCATAGCTGTTCTTTTGGTATTCCTGTAATTTCAGACAGTTTTTCTATCTGCCAATCAACAATCGGTCTTGTATGACCTTTTGTCCAGTTGCGGGCAGTTGTAAATGATACATCGCATTCTGACATGATGCGCTGAATGAAATCCTTCTTTGGGTACGAGGACTTTGGAAGATTCTCGTAGTAATCCAAAAGGGTCATTTTCTGCTTTTTTCCTTCATTTTTATTTGCCATACAAATAATTTTTAGTAATTTTGCATTGTTATTTAAATATTCACGATGCAAAGATAAGAATAATATTTGTAAAATCGGTACAAATCATTAAGAAATCTCTGTATTTTAACTTTTATTATACTTATGACAGCAAAAGAGGTTATTAATGCTATCCTTATGCAAGAAAATATCACTGGTTCGCAGCTTGCTAAGGATATGGGACTCAGTAGACCGCAAGCGGTTTATGATATCCTTAATGGTAAGGTTTTAAAGGTGAGTGCGAGAATGGCTAATCTTATCCATACAGCCAAGCCTATGTACAATATCGACTGGTTGTTGACTGGAGAAGGGAATATGCTTAATGCTGATATTCCTGCGACGTCAATTAAAGCAGAAAAGCCAAATGAGCAAATAGATTCTCTTTCTGTTATAAATCGTCTCATCGAAATTAACGCAAAAAAAGATGTGGAGATAAGAGAGCTACGACAGGCATACGAACACCTGGCAAGATGTTTCGTAAAGCTAGCTAATGGGGAGACTATAGCTCCTGCAGATAAAAAAGCGATTTCTATATAATTAACATACACGGAAATCTATAGCGTATGAAACTTACGACAACGCCAACAGGCATGGCGATAACAAAGCGTTTCTTCCTTGCTCTTGATGTTGCTATCAATCAGCGTAAAGCCAGAGGAATACGTTCTTTTACGGAATCTCATAGTATCAACTATTGGAATTTCTCTACGTTTAAGAAGTGTCCAGATGGCAGAGCTATCAAATCTGAATGGCTTGCTTGGATTGTTGAAGATTATAACGTCAATGCCGAATGGCTATTGACAGGGGTGGGTATGATGTTTAAAACTCAAAATAACCCTTAAAATTTCGCTTATGAGACGATTTGTTTCTTTGATAGTAGAATTATTGGTTTGTTCTGCTTGTATGGCTTTAGAACCGCAGGAAATCGCTGTTGGTACACTTTCTATGTATTTTGAAACGCAAACTGAGCAGATTCATTCGCTTTTTGGAGCAGGTGACTTCGTTGTCAACAAGAATGCTACAGATTGCGATCCAATGCAAGTTGAGCACTCTATTTCTGTGAAAGAAGGTAAACTGACAATTGATGCAGGTACCGAAGATGAGCTTTCCTTCAAGATAACTTCTTGCAGTTACGAGGAAGGAAAAGTTTTTGCTGACCGAGGTTCTAATGAAGTTTATCGCCTAGTTTGCCAAGAACTTGATGATAACATTCCTTCAAAGTGGATTTCCGTTATCACTATTCAGAAAGTTAAAGATGGAGTAAGAGCTAAAACCATCATTACCATTCCTCGGTATGATGAGTATGGAGCAATCTCCAGCATCACAATTTTGCATTAGAACAAACGTCTAAAACTTCTCTCGCGCACGCAAGTATATTATAATTATATATATAATAACCCGTTG